CACTACAAGCGCCATGGTTGGAGCATGATTCAGAATGATCTGATTGGTGTACTCACCAGCGGTACACTCAATAATATCTACGGATCCATCAGCAATTTGCAGACAGCAGTAATATTGCTCGCCATCTTCAAAATCAACATCCATAGAGCAAGTTAGAATCAATCCATCCACTGCAATAATTTCACCATCTTGTGTTTTAAGGTCGGTACCGTTCGCAACCAAAATCCGATCATTTCTGATCAACAATTCAGACTCATCCAGCGCTTCAAACTCACAATCTACATTCTGATATTCAAGTTTGTTCCATTCACGCCAAGCACGAGTTTTAGCAACAGCATGGTTTCTGATACCAGAAGTCGTGATCTTGAGCGCATTGGTTAAAGTGATACTTTCAGGAACAGAATAAGTAATACGCTTGTCATCATCAGGTGATGTGTATTCAAGCTCAACCCCGTCATAGTCTTTATCATTGCCAATCTTATAGGTGCGCTTTTCTGAACTAGAAACTTTATTCCGATGATTAAACAATAAAACTGAACTTGTTTGAGGTTTTTCAAACTTCAGTCTCAATTTATTACCAAATCGGATTGCTTCACAGAAACACGCACTTGCAACCATGCCAGCCTGTTCCTCAAATGAAAGTGAGTCATCATCAAAGGTGTAGCAAAATTCAGTTGCATCAGTTGAATTAAAATATGTTTTAACTGCCTGAATTTCTGTTTTGATCTTATCTATATCAACATCTAAGGAAGATCGGCGTCCAATGTACTGATCAAGTGCCATGTTAATAAGCGCCTGCCCTGCATCATTGGTTGGTTGCAAAAGTCCAGTGCCATCAATAGGTAGCTTTCGAGTGATAAGCGTATTAAAGTTTCGCTCTTTAACTGAAAGTGCGCCATTTGTTGCTGTAGTCTTAAGTCTAAATACTGTAACTCCGTCATAACTAGTTTTGTCATACTGTGAAGTTAAATAAACATCTTTGACTTTACACTCAGTGATTGGATTGGCTCCTGTGCCAGCCCAAGTCTTTGCTAGTCTAAACCGTTGATTGCCACTAACAGGCAAATCTACTCTCAATGTTCGACCAAATGAATCTCGATTTTTTTCTTCAATGCGAAAATCCATGTACCGTATTGGGCCTTGAGGATTACCCAAATCATCAATGGATTGGTACTGAATAGAAATCAAAACATCATTAAAAGTGGTTTTACCGTCTTTGTTGACGTTATACAGCCCTTGTGGAAAGTAGATATTGAATTGCAATTGTGTGGCTGATTCATGGTATAGCTCAAACCACCCCACCCATTTATTCGCAACAATTTCTAAATAGATTTCGGAGTTGTTTAATCCAGCAGTACTACCATTAAATAATGTAGGTATCTTTGCCCAATCATCATTAATTGTGGTCGCATTCGCTAAACTAATACTATGCTCATCTACAGCACTGACTGAGTAGTTAGCATCTAGATCAACACTTTCATCATTATCATTTAAGGTTAAACCAGCTGAGATATCATAATTTTCAGTGATGAAATTCCAGTTGTAGTTCACTTGTTTTGCTGAATGCAAAGATATGGCATAACTAAAATTAGATCCCGAAGTGGTTTTGACTATTGAATCGACTTGATACTGTCCAGACAAATCATAATATTTGGTTGTGCTTTCCTCTGTTACTTCATCAATTTCAGTAATTGCAACATTCGCCCCATTTACCAATAGTCCTTTAAACTTCTCAACTGAGTTAATATCTAAGGCAGATTCAACAATAATTTTAAAATCACTGGTGACAGTGCATAAGCCAGATAGCACAATATTTTCCACCCCAAATTGTGCCCCTGATATTGCAATACCATCTTCAACTTTAAACTTGTCTCTAAAATCTAAAGTGTTGTCAGTAGTTCGAATCACACCACCAGTCGTGAAATAAATACTTTGACTTTCAATAATCACATCATTTGGCTGTACAAGGCTTTGACCATTGATCGAAGATGATTTAGCAACATCAAGAGGAAGTGATGTAAAAGCATTACCAACTTTGTAAATGGTATTACTACCTATAATACTCACACCAGGATCATAAGCACTCACACTAATTCCATCAATACCATTTACATCTGTTTCACCATCACGACAGTCCTTGATTTGATAATAACCACGGCCTAAAACCATCAAACATTCTTCAACTTCAATGTTGTTCTCGTAGTATGTGTAAGTGACTGCGATCAAGTCAGGATAAGCGCGCAAAGTGCCGTAAATATCAGGTACACGCGAATTGATCCGCATCTTGTTTGTACGATTTGCCAATTCATTATTTGAAGATCCAATTTTTTGTTGATCAGGCTTTGGCATCGTGAGTATTGAATAAACACTAAAAGCAGCCATGATTGCTACAACAGCATAGTAAATATACTGCAACCAACTCGGCTTTATCACAACATAAAAAGTACCCTCAAGCCCTTGTAAATGCTCAATATCGGCTTTGCTCTTTGGCGTAACATCATTACTTTCAGCAACATAGTTGTGATATATATAAGTATTTTCAGGAAATACTGTAAATTGCTGAGCCAAATATGCACAGACATCATCTACCTGTTCCGTGGACCAAGTATTTTTATCATATGGATCTGGACAAATAATGACTGTTTTTTTCATGTGTAATATCTCGTCTGTCTAAAACCCATCTTGATAATTTCTAGTGGTACATATTGAGCGCCACGTTTCGAAAGATGCAGTAATTTATCTTCAAAAAAAACCCCAACATGTGTTGGGGATTCTTTACCATTTAAGAAAAAGACAATGCAGGGTGAGATGGGTTCCTCAAGAACATCAAAGCCAGCATTACCATTTAGAAAGTCATTTAATCGCTGTGTTAAATCTTCGCCAGTGATTTGCTTCCAAGCCTCGCAAGCAAATTCATTGCATGTGTATTTAGAGGTCCACACTCGATCCAATAAGTTATCTATAGTCATTAGGCTCTCCGAAGCAATGGAAATTCTTCAATCGTGTAAATACGACCTGTTCTCACACTGTTGAGTTGCGGTGCTTGAGCATCAAAAGTCGCTAATCCTGATGTATCTTTCGACACACTTGGAATCTCTAAAGCAGGCATAGAGATCATCGGTTCTGTTAAATCATCATCACGATAAATTTTAAAAGAACACTCAGGTTTGATTTTAGGAAACGAGCTTGAATGAATCTTTTTAACTTCATCCATCAGCTCATCATCCATATCAGCAAGCGTAATAGATAACGTTTGATCTAAATCATTGGTGACATTATTTCGCTTGATCGACATAGGCTTATAATCATAATTCTGATTACCAGCTGTAATACCCTCATCATTATTTCTTACATAGCGATAAACTTTTGAAAAACTTGGATGGCTGATCTCAATGCACTCAAGCTGTTTTACACCACCACCAGCATTTAAGAAGAAAGACACATAATCAGACATGAATACTCCTTAATGCTTTAGGCATATCATCATTTACAAGTTTTTCAAGTGGGTCTGGCAATTCAGATAGATCAACATTATCACTACCCACTTCAACCAAAAGCCGATCCACTTCAATGTCTACAATCGGCTTTACTCGAAGTTGAGCTGAACATGTAAAAATAAGACCATCCACACTATTTAATTGAAAAGAGTCCTCAACAAAATACGCTTCATAGTTCTTATATTCAGGTCCATTCACTTTGAGTGGTGCATAAAAAAACTCATTTGGGTTTTCACACCAAACATTATGTAAAGCATTTAGATATTGAAACCCTGCTTCTTTTACAACCCATCGGACACTTACAGTGTGGTATGCACTCTTAAATACTCGTCGATAACGCGGTGCGCCACCATCAAGTTCTTGAGAAATAACACCACTCTTGAATCCAACAGAATAACCACTTTGCGTGACGCATCTTAATAAGACATTTGGCATGGTTTCTCCAATAAAAAACCCACTCAGGTGAGTGGGTTTGGTAATAATAGGACTTAGAAATACTAAGTTGATTCCTCTTCATTAATCTTAGAGCCATCAGCACTTTCATGACCAATTGGCTTTTGTAAAAACATTAATATAGCCATTGCTAAAATAATTCCGATACAAGAAGCTGAAGCACTAACAGCAGACATAAAGCATCTTCTTAAGCAATATCGCAATCGTTAAAAAAGCACCCTACGGTGCTTTCTAAAAGGCTCTAGCATTAAAAAATCAAGTAAAGAAAGAATACGATGACAGCTAAAATTAATAAGAATTTAAACACTCCCTTAAATGATCCAGCATCTCTAGAGTCTTGATTTGATGAAAGTGGTGTCTTCACCTTACTTTGTTTATTTCTAGGTGAATAAGACGAATAGGATAACCCTGTTCCTGGCAATCCAACTGTAGTTCTTGTGCCCTTTTTACCCACATTAACTCTTGCACCGTTTTTCCCAACAGATACGCTTGAAACTCCCTTTTTGGTGAGATTCACACGAACACCAGGCATAATTTTAATGCTTTTTCTAAAATTAAATCCCATTGCTTATTTTCCGCAAATTTTCTTAGATCCACTAATTGAACCATCATTGCAAACAAATTTACCTGCCTGACAATGCTTTACCCCACCCTTACTACCCGAACAAGGTTGACGACCTCGCCCAGCATCAGAGAATGAAGCAAAACCTAATGCTAAAACCAACCCCAATGCGATCTTTTTCATATCGATACCAATTATTATAAAGTGCTACTAATGTAACAAATGGTAAAGATGGTGTGAACATTAATTAGACTAAATAGTAGTAAAAAACCTCCCGAGGGAGGTTTGTTAAATTACCACGCTGGCGCATTAAACCATTTAGGATTCACGCCTATTCGATGACCTGATGATAAATTAATTGTCCTACAATATTGATCAACCAATGGTGTGCCACACTTGGTTTTGAAATCGAATCCAATACTAACCTTTCGAGCTAATACATTGGATTCCATGATGTACTGATGAAAATAAATGAAATCATTTGGAGCTACTAACTCTAACGCTTTCCAAACATTGTTCATAGCGCCATTCTGAGCAAGAATTGCTTCAGTTAATTTACGAACCAATTCATATGGTTCATTGCTTACATTTTGCGTTGGTGCTTTGTGCTGATACCAGCCATCTCCCAGCCACTTTAACGCCTCATCAAATCGACTTAATGGCAATTCTTGATAACGTGGAATATCAAATACATTGTAGAACTCATGATAAATAGATTGATAAGTTCGCTTATCTCTTTGCGCTTTACGAAGCACAGCGTCTTTGATTGCTTGCTGTTGTTCTGCCGTGATTGTATTAGGGTGTATTTCAGCAACTTTAGACATGAAGTGCTTATACAAAACATCATAGCATTCAAGTTGGTATTTAATGAGTGTGTCTTTAATTTCAGGTTTGACACGGTTTACATCTATTCCAAAAAGCCAGCCATTTAAATAACCAATAGGGAGGGTTAAAACTTCTTGTTCACCACCTTTTGAAGGTGCCTTTATCATACAGGCACCTTGGCTAAGTGCATGATTACGCTTAATCCTTTGCCGTTGAGCTTCCCAATCAAGCCCTATATTTTCACAAATCGACTTCATTGCTACATAAGGCTTATTTTCATGAAAGAACACTGGTACATCTTGGTTGTTGAATTTAACAACTTGTGGTAGATTATTTGAAGTCATATTTAATTCCTAAATGTTGACAATCAATCAAGCCCTGCTCGCCAAAGTCACGGGCTTTTTTGTTGTCTGAAATATTGTTCATGTTATGCCTGAAAAATAGAGTTGAGTTTCACCCCGTAAACTGCTTCCCATGCTTCCCTCGGGTAAATCTTTACAGTTCCAAAATTTGGATCAGCAATATCTTTAATTTTCTTACCCTTAGCTTCACACCATTTTTTCAATTTGTGCCAGCCATATTTTCCACCAGTCTTAATTTCTACAGCTTTAATTGATGCGTAGTTTTTGGATTCACCTAACTGTTCTTTAAGTGCTTCTGCTTGTCGACTTTTAGCAGATGCAGTGGCCATAGCAGTAGCAGTTTTCTTGTCACTGATATGAGCTTTTGTTTCGATTGCATGATCACGTTCAGTTAGCGCTTGCTGTAATTCTTGAGTCTTTCGAATAATCACATTGTTAGCAACTTGCAAAGCTTTAGCTATTATTAACTCAGGATCGTCATTCTCTTGACCAGCAATATAGCCACCATTTTTACGAATGCTTGGTAGAACTACTGAAGTGATCCATTTTTTAAAAGACTTAGCTTCGGGTTTTCGACTTTTAAGTGTTGCTGAGTACAAACCCGACTCGTTAATAGTAATGACTTCTTGACTTCCACCAAGGGTCTGTACAATTGACAGCCCCCTTTCTTCATTATCAAGGTGTCGTGTCATTGCAGATGTTTCACTATATTCAAGTACTTTAGCTACATCTGAAGCAACGAACCAGATTTCACCATCTTCTTTGATAATTGTGCGGATTTCATTTTGATTGAAGTTAAAAACAGATAGATTGCTCATACTGTGCCCTCCCCCTTATGCTTTTGTTTTCCAATCCATTCTTGGACTATCTCATTCAATTGAGCAGTCATTGAACGCCTGTGCTTCACCGCTTCAACTTTTAATTCGCTCACTAATTCATGAGGCATTCGAATATTAACTTGTGTATCGTTTCTTGCCATTTTAGACTCCAATAAAGCAATTATGCTATATAGCATTTTTACTTTATAGCAGTATTGATTTATTGTGTAAAGCACTTTTGCTATATATTATGTGAAAACCCAGTAAAGACTGATTAATTCGATATAGGCTTTTTTAATGGCAAAAGATTACACGCAGGTGAATTTCAGAATCCCTGTTGATTTGAAAGATCGCATTGATCTGGCAGCCGCTGAAAACAAGCAATCTATTACAGCGGAAATTGTTGAACGTTTGGAGTCAAGCTTCAGTAATGAAGTAACTATTTCAAGCGACATTATGGAAACTCTTGAACAAAGTAATGATCGTATGGAAAGAGCTGTATTGTTAATTGAAAAGCTTATGCAGAGAGTTGAAGAATTAGAAACAAATAAGCCCACTGATTAAGGTGGGCTTATTTGCAGAGGTGGCTTAAATCTCATCTCAAACTTCTTTTCGACAATTTCGGCTTGGGATAACACACAATCGAGCTTTAAACCAATCTCTAAGGTCTTTTTGTGTAAACTCACAATTTCATGCATGATGAATGATTGAGTTTGAACACATGATAAGTTTTTCATCATGCTTCTCTTCTGTTGATTGAAAAATACACCAGTCAACAAAAAAACTCACTTCACTTACAATCAGTAGGGCTTTTACTCAAAAACGAGATAATTATGAAATTTAAATTTAGTATTAATATTTAATACCGTCAAGCATTATTTTATGCAAAAGAACAAAACCGCCTTTCGGCGGTTTGGTTTACCAATCGTTAGATTGAGATTTTTGGTTTGATGTTCAAATATGCTCACCCATAAACAGGCTTTGAAATACGCCAAGTATCTAGTTTTAGGATTGCCGTTGATTAGATTATTTTTGGATTATCGTTTAGGTGAATATCGTCCATCACTTTGTTGCTCAAACTCAACCCTTTCATTACCAACTACATCTGCTCCATAGCTATTTTTTGCTAAATATTCCATGGTTATATCCATTGAACTTCCTCCAATGGTGAAAGTTGAGAATAAACAATCAACTAGCCCAAATAGATTTACAAATGCTTATGAGTTTCTAGGCGAGCAAGGTAAACGTGACAGTATCATCGTGGTCGCTCAACTTTGCCCAGAGTTCACGGCTCGTTTGGTAGATCGTTGGCAAGAGCTTGAGGTGCAAGTTGCTCAACCAATTTTTGATATCTCTAATCCACATCACTTGCTACAAGCTATCGAAACCCAAGCAAAGCAAAATATTGAACTCACACAAAAAGTTGAGATTTTAGAGCCAAAAGCAAACGCTTTAGATGCCATTGCAAATGCCGAAGGCACTGTAACACTTGATCAAGCTGCAAAATTACTTGGTGTTCAACCTAAAAAGTTTTTAAATCCATGGTTGGAAAATAATAAATGGTGCTTTAGACGCTCAGGCGAATTAAATCCATATCAAGATAAAATAGATAAGAAATACCTAATTGCTGTCTATCGAACTTTTCAAGGTCGCTCGGGTGAACAACATAATACAGTTCAAACTCGTGTTACATCTCTCGGCATGACTCAACTAACCATTGAATTAAAAAAATGGCAAGAAGCTCAATTAAAGGAGAAAGCAGCATGACTATACCAACTCAACGTTATCGCCTACTTGGTTATGTATGCACTGGCATAAACCAAGAAAATTTAACACGAGAGTTTGTTTGCAAGGGTAATACCATTTACCAAAGCAACTCGTTAGATGAGGTTTTAATACAAGTTAAGGCTTTATCTGAATCAAATCCTGAATGCACCAAATTCGTCATAGAGCGTGGCGAATGGTTATGATCAATCAAATTTCAGACACAAAAAAACCTTGTCCGACTACCAATCTAAACAAGGTTTCTCTGTGTCCCAAAGGACTAACAACTATGCACACTATAGCACCACTCGAACCAGAACCACAAGACCCAAGCCCTAAACTGTTCAGGAAAGACAATATGCAAGCCGATCTAAAAGCAGCTGCAAGTAAATTCGATGAAATGGCGAACCTCTTTTCAATCATTAAAACTTTACTTGAGCAAAATTCACCACATGCTGCATCACAGGTTAAGCAATTAGCTGAAACTGGTATGGATGTCTGTGTAGATTGGTCTTTTCAGGTTGAAAGAATGGAATCACATATCACCAAAGAAGATAGGCTTTATTTCCATTGATTTAAATAAAAACCCTCTTCGGAGGGTTTTAATTAACAACAAAATGCACCTTGGGATGCTTTAAATTTTAGCGGATTTGTAGAATTAAAGTTTGTTATACCTATCAGTCATTTCTGCAAGTTTTTTTGTGAAGCCACTCAAGTCCACGTCATCACTTTTATCATAATCATATGGCCATTCACGATATCTTATATGAGCTGTTTGTCCTTTTTTAAGTTGTTGGATAATTGAATTTGTGGAATTAAGGTCAATCATTCGCTCCCTGCCATAATATGCAATATTATCGTCAATCTTTATAGCACTCTTAGAACCAGGATAACTGTCGCCTTTTCCCACTCCAATAACATATCTACCATTGATCATCATTACATTAAGGCCGTCACGCCACATTGAGCAGACTTTCTTATTATCAATCTTGTCCTTCTTACAATAAATATCCCAATCTCTCAAACTTGCAGTATATTCAGTTTTTGTTGTAATTTGATCTTTATCTTGGGGATTATTCGCTTGAAAACACTCATATCTACCATCTTTAATTTGTATTTTATTGTATCCAGAGGTCTTAACATAACCCAAATCCTTATCATCAATCTTTAATTTAAAAATTACCACATCATTATTGATACCCTCGACTAATGCTTCACCTTCAATAAATTCTATAGGTACAAATTTGTTATCTGTGGAAAATGTAGCTGCGCCATATGACATATTATCTTTATTTGCGTAAATACTTGTAGACGGAAAGCAATCTTTTGAACTATACCAAGCCTTTTTCCCCACAAGTTTAGAGATGTATTCCTGATTAGTTTTAACTTGCTCAGTATTTCTCTTCTCCTTGCTCTCTTCTGGGGTTTCAAATCCTGCGTTAGCAAAAGCTGCTAATCCTAAAACACCAGCTAATAATATTTTTTTCATCTCAAACTCTTCTTAAATACTCATAAAATAACAAATAATTCAATTCTTTGTAATTGGAAATAAGGGCGCATTGCGGATAAAAAAACCACTCACCGAGTGGGTTTTGTTTGCTAAAATTTATTTTGCATACTCTCCAAGCAGCATATCTACAGCTCTAGCTACTTTCCCTGTATCTTTCCACTTATTTAATGCTAATGGGTTTTGCTCCCAGTCAACCTGACCAATGCTTTTACCATTGGAATCATAAAGATCTAGATTTATCTTAGAAATATAAACCCCCATATCCCATGATCTTAAAGCTGAATAGTTCAGCTTATTTTCACAAGAGATTGGAATATTGCCATCAAAATATATAGTCTTTATATTTCTTTCAGAAAATGCTCTTGTTAAGTCATTTTCAAAACTAGGAATAGTTACTTTGTGATTTCTCTCAATGCAAATTTGCTTTAAACCTTGTTTATATTCACTCCCAACTGGCTTAACAGGATTTGCACTACATCCTGCCAAACCTAAAATCAAAACAATTGTAAAAACTTTTTTCATTTTTTATTCACTCCTTAAAGTGAATTCAAAATATCAATTAAAGATAAAAAAAGCCACCTAGGCAGCTTATCTTCTTCTTGGTTGTGCAGTGGTATTTTGCTGCATGGACTTGCGTGGTTTACTATTTGGATTTTGCATTGATCTATTAAACCAATCCTCAACCTCATTAATAGTTACATATATTCTACCATCTGAACCCTGTCGAGCACTTACGTTCGTTTGTGCGTTATTGTTGATAACAATGTTCGGATGGCTTGATGATGTGCTTGGGTTCTTTAGGGCAAGGTTGATCTGGCTTTTATCAAAATTCGAGCTGTAGCCTCCAACCACACCCCCATCAGAATAACCACCCTTACCCCCAAGACGCATAGCCTCAACATTTGCAACTCCACCCCAGCGAGCAATATCTTCTTGCGAAAAGACTACCTCACCTTTGTGAACAATGCCCGCTGGATCAAACTTTCCTCCAGAACCTGTATAACCACCTGAATAAAACTGAGTATTCAAAGCTGCAATAGATGAAATTGCTGGAATAAGTGCTGCCATTATAGATGTTGCACCTGCTATTTTTTGCATTGGAGTCATTGCTGTAGGGTCTGCAAAAGCTTGTGAATATGCCACCCAACCATTCATAGTTGCCTGTGCGATTGCAAATGCTTGTTGTGTAGCGAATAATGTTTTATAGACCCCATACTGCTCATCTCCAGCTGCCTTAAGCATATCTACCATAGAGGTTGTTGAGCTAGTACCTTGCTTAATCCATAGATCTGCCTGCTCAGTTGCATATTTTATATCGATAGCTGATCGAACGGAATTTGCATCTTGTGAGATTTTATTCCTTTCGTTTAAACCATCCTCAACAATTTTATTTAATCTATCTTGATAATCTTTCTCGGATGCTAGTAAGCCCTCCTGTCTAAGCTCGTCTAGTTTGGAAATAGCTTCTTCTTGTCGAGCGTAAGAGTTTGATCTGGAGTTATTTTCTGACTCTTTAATGGTTGAAAGGTCTGCTAGTTTACTAGGGTTGTTTCCTCCTAATGGCAAACCATTATTCGGTAGAGTTGGTAACCCTAACCCCCTTTTTAACTCTTCAAACTTTTTCTTGGTTTCAGAATATTCTTTATCCAATGCCATCTGAAAAGCCTTGATCTTAAACAACTTTAACTGTTCAGATACCTCTTTGCTATAAGAAAATCCATGATCAATTGATGCTATTTCAAGGTCCAGTTTACGTCTTGCATAATCCTGACTACTTAATAAGCTTTCTTGAGCAGATAAAAGTACAGAATCTTGATCATGCTTTAATATCTTTTTTCTGTAATTGTATTCTGAATCAAAAGCTTTCTTACGTTTAGCTTTCACTTCATCACTATATTTACCCTCAGCATCTAATTGCTCCTTAGCTGAATCACGCTGATAAATTAGCTTTTGATCCTCGGTATATTTGTAGCCATTTAGCTCATAATCTTGTTGAAGATTATTAAGTCTCTTTTGCGCCTCAAATCGAGTAGTTAACTGAGCTTCATAGGTTTTCTTTTCATCACCAGATAAAGCCGAATTTTCACGAATCTTCTTGAGTTGATCTCTATATTCTTGCTCCTCTTGGAGACCTTTTGACATAAAATCTTTACGGATTTTTTCGGCTTCTTCTTGCGATTTTTCAAGAAGTTTTACCTGATCATTTAAGAGAGATTCATAGTCCTTTGATTCACCTGTAAAGCCACTAATGCCCCCCATATAACCATAATAATCTTTGATGTATTGATTATTATATTTTCCAAGGTTTTTACCCTTTTGGACATTTCCCTCACCTGCATGATAGGCACGAACTGCCTTCTCAATATTCCCATTGAATAGTTTCAAAAGATATTGAAGATACTTTGCTGCGCCTTCTGCTGACTGCGCTAAGTTATAACGGTCTTTAACACCATATTGCGTTGCTGTACCAGATAACATCTGGAAACCACCAGCAGCACCAGATGATTTGTTATAGGCGTTTGCATTGCCACGAGATTCAATCATATTGATTGCTGAAAGCATTCCGCTTGGCAATCCATACTTACTTTCTAATCCGCCAAAATTGTATTTAGCAGCATTAGACTTAACTTTTTCGTTGACCTGTAAGACTTTAAGTTGCTTCTCAAGCTCTTTGGTTCGATCTTTTTCGGATTTAGTCTGCTTATCATCTAGGTCTTGAATTTGCTGTTTAATAGCCAAATCTTTGACCATGAAAGCAAATGTGCCCATATCAACAGGCTGACCTTTACCAAGTAAACCTTGTGACTCTTTAAGCTTCACATATGCCTCAGCATATTCTTTTGTTATACCTTTGGCTCTTAGTGCTAAAATTTCACTGTTGCTAGAAATACTACTCAAAGAATCATTGATAAACTTCTGAATCTCAGCACTTAAATCCTTAACTTTTGCAGCAGTATTGATAGATTCTTTAGCAATATCATTAACACCTTTTGAGGCATTAGTTGCTTTATTTCCTGCAAGTTCAGCTTCAATTCCAAATACTTTTAAAGCTTCTTGTACTCTTTGAACTACGGGTAACTTTTCACGATAAAGATCATTATCTTTTTGCAGTTGTTTAAGTTGATCAGGAGAAATAAAGTCAAGTTTATTCAGCTTTTTAAGTGCATCCTCTTGGCTCATCATTCCTTGTCGAACTTTATTGGATATCTCAACAATTTGAAGATTCCCTCTATAAGCATTTTGAAGTTCAATGATGTGAGCATTAAATAAATAGTTTAGATCTTTTAACTCTTTATTTTGTCCTTTGAATGCTTCTTGAAGATCTGCTTTAGCTCCTTTCTTTTGAACACCTTGTAAAGCCAGTAACTCTTGTTTGGTTCTACTTGCAATTTCAGTCTGTTCTTCAAGTTTCTTATTGGCTTCTGCTGTGCTGTCACGCATCAATAAATATCCAGCAGCAACTGCTGCAATTGAAATACCAATACCAACAGGGCCAGTCATCACGCCCAATATTCTTGAACCAATACCCAAAGTTGCTGTTGCGGCCGCGGCGGATCTTGTTCTAGCCGCTGCTAAAGCATTTTCAGTAGCTGTTAATTCTACATTGATGGCTGCTTGCTGTTGACGCAATAACCCCATTCTCAATTCAGAATTAATCGCACCTTGATCTGAAATTTGCTTTTTCTTTCGTGCCAACTCAAGTTTTAACTCTTCTACAAGTTGAGCTCGTGTTGCTTGAAGATTTACTAATTTAGCTTCTGCACCAGCCAACTCTTGTGCTGCTGCTACTTTTTCAGCTTGTACTGCAGCATATTGAATGACAGTTTGTTCAACAAGTTGCTTAATTTTTCCATAGCCTGCCATTGTGCTTGTATAAAGTGCTGGAATATAAGTTCCAACCCAATAAGCCCCACCGATCATAGCTATGTTTGTTACTGTATTTAAGTTTTCTGCAAGTGAGCTGAGGGAACCAGAAATTGCAGATGCAGCACCTGTTGCTTGCCCTGATTCTCCAACAAACTTAGTCACAGCATTAGACAACTGTGTGAAAGATTGTCCGATAGTGAAATTAGTTTTTCCAAAATCTTCTTCAATTGAACCTGACATTTTTTCAATTGCTTGAACCATCTTGTCTGTAGTCAATAATCCTTGAGATGACATTTCTTTCAATTCAGCACGAGTTACACCTAAGCCTTTTGCAAACACTTCCATTAAGTAGCCAGCGTTTTCACTCATCGAAACAAACTCATCACCATTTAAAGATGATTTATCGAAAGACTGGCCTAATTGGTATAAAGCTGCACTGGCTGCTTGAGCACTTGAACCTGAGTTACTAATTGATTTGGAAATAGACTCTGTGATCTTGGCAACTTTCTCTTGGCTTAAACCCAATTTTTCGCTGTTGTATTGGATCTTTTGATAGATGGTTGCAGTACCACCCCAAGCCGCACCAGACCGTTGAGCAATATCAAATGTATCTTGCATTGCCACATTTAAGGCTTTCTGACTGGTAGTTACTAGGCGCAAGCGGTTGTTAAGATTAGTCCAATCATCCATCTTAGATATCGCAGTACCAACAGTCACAACCCCAGCCAAATACCCTGCCAATTGACGTGCTGCCACTGACATAGAGTTCATTGAAGTAGTTGCGTAATTACCAGTGCGTTCGATACTTTGTAGCTCTCGATCTAATGCACGTGCATTACGTGCTGCTTGTTCTGAGCTAATTTCAATAATGAGTGTGCTGCGTTGTTCAGCCATGGCATTTCCTTTAGGCGTAAAAAAAGCGCCTAAGGGCGCATCGCGGACAATAAAAAACCGACCATTTAAAAGATCGGTTTATTTCAGAACTTGAGAGTAAAAATATGCAAATGAAACTATTAGAACCGAACTAGCTATTCCTAATTTAAGTATCAAATTTGCAAGAGAGTTGATGGTTTTTACTTTATCAGCAGCTTTTTGACTCATTTCACCAGTTATGCTTATCTTGGCACCCATCTATGTCTCCAAATTACATGCCAATATAGTGGGCTGAGGCTTTCAAAATAAAATTCACAACCATTATTAACACTACAATAAATGCGATATTCCAAAAAATTTTTACAAAACTTTCGGGTTTTAAGTTCATAGCTTCCATAGTTGCTCCTAGAAACTTCACTAAAAATTTGGTATTCTTCTCTGACATAGATTTATTTTCTCTCTGCTCTTGTCGGTTGAGATGGAAACAAAAAAAGCCCAATGACTGCGAATCATGGGCTTTTTGCTTTTCTAAATCACTTGATTGGTTTTGTATTAAGCTTTTTTACAAATGAACCATCATTTTTTATTCACTTCACTCAAATACTTCCCATCCAGCGCAAAAATACACTCTACAAAAAGCCCTCGATCTAAGTCACAACCGTACACATCA